ATGAAACCCCAAAAACCACCAACGGGTAAGGGGCGCGGGCGCGTTAATTATGTTGTTTCAAATGACTCTTGTAAGGGCGACGTAGGGGCTGAGTGCAAACGCCTGATGCCTTCGATCATTTCAATAATTGCATTTTTAATGTCCGCGTTTTCTTTTTCCAATTGCTCTATTCGATACTGTAAAGTCGCGGTTTCAGGCATTGTAGCGCAGCTTGTAAAGAGTAATAACGAAATCAAGAAAGGTCTCACATTGTATATTGTAAATCGGATTTCGAACTTCGTCGAGTTGAGTGGTGCTTGACGGGATTAGGATATCACAACCCATCGAACGATAAAGTCCGCGTCTGCATACGCAAGCACCGGGGCTAGGTGTAGTGCGCGTAGCGCACTTTGTCAAATTTTATTTTCAAAAATTTTTTAATTTCCAGACTCGGTGATATACTCGCGCGGGATCTGGACGAATCCAAGGCATGGACGCCGCTTTGAGCTCCGGGGGTTTTATTAATTTTTCCTCCGGGGCTCTTTTAAATTATTTTCAAACCGGACATTTGAATAAGCCGCATTAGCAATGGGCGCAGCCCATGCCCATAATGGGTAGGATGTATAACACATTGTGTCATATCAAAAACTGAATCGACTTTTCCAGAAATGGGGGGCCTATGACAAGGGGTACGCGTGTTACTCATGCTAAGGGTAGGGGGTGGATGTGTCATAAAAGACACATGTCTGGGCATACCCCCCCCTTCCCAGCTATCACTAGGACCGTAGGCTTGATTATGATACATGATGTCATAATTATCACACCGCGTCAAGCATATTCCCATTACGCACACGGGCGACGGGCGGGGGATTAGCACCGCATTAAGTCCGGGCGCATACCTAGGCCCCACTCACGCTCTGGATTGCCCACACGCTGTCCCTAGAGGCTCCTGCGGAGCCACGCTGTCCGCGCTCGCAACGAGCCCGCGCCCATACCCAAGCGAAGTTTTGCTATTCGGGAGCAATAGCACCGTGTCTAACGCGGATTTGAACGACCCACGCGCTCTTCCATTATTTCTGATTATTATTTAACACGAGGTAATTTAAACATGAAACGAATAAGCGTTCGTCTTAATGTTGAACTTTATCGGCGCTTAAAAGCTCTAGCGAAAATCCATCAGCTCACCGTTTCACAAATGGTTCGAATGTTAATCAGTGACAAATCTCGTTTTCCAGTAATCCCGACGGGGGGAAATGAACACCAATGAATAAAAACTTTAAAACCATAATGCCCATCGGAGACCAACATTTACCTTTCCTTCATAAGCCCACATGGAAAAGCGTTGTAGAACTCGTAGGTCTGATTCGCCCTCCGTTTATCGTTTTCATGGGGGATCTTTTTGACATGCACAGTTTTATGAAATTCGCCAAACGCATAGCTTTATCAGCGTTTGAAGAAATAAACGACGGGCGTTTGTGTATGGAAGAAATGCTTCGGATGATAAAAAAAGCAAGCCCGCGTAGTAAGATTTTTCTAATCAAAGGAAATCACGATGAGCGTGCGGCGAAACGTATTTCTGAAAAATTCGGTGCGGACCTCGACGCCGTTATGATCCCCCGTGACCTCTGGTCCTTCCCCGACGTTGAAACGATAAAAGACCCCCGCGAGACGCTTACGATTCAGAATATTGAATTCACCCACGGGCATTATTCGAAACTCGGTGATCACATGAAAAATATGGAATACAAAAACGTAGTCTGTGGTCATTCACATACGGGCGGGCTTTATTATCACCGTATAAATACGGGCGAAGTACGATGGGAACTTAACGTTGGTTATATTGGCGACCCATTCCACGAAGCTTTAATTTATCGGCCATTAACGAAATACTTCAAATGGACACACGGCGTCGGATTAATAGATTACTACGGCCCCAGGTTTATTCCGTTTAACGTTTAATATTCTTGCCTATTAAGTTGTCATACGCTTAAATCCCCGTATGACAGAACGTGCTGAAAAGCGTTTTCACAGAATGTATGTCGTCGGTCAAAGCGTTTCGAACCAATCTGACGAATTTATCGACTATGTTTTCGGTCGTTGGATCGGTAACCTACGCTTTCGAATGGGCCTTGCGCGCGAGGACATCGTTGATTTAACTGAAATACCGTTTGATCGTTTAAAGGCGCTTGAATGGGGCGAGCATAAAAAAGGCATAACTTACAACGAGTGTCTTAAACTCGCTGAAGCATATCACGTGAAATTAGACGACCTACTTGATAAAGCTTGTGGAAAATGGTCAGACGATTTAGATTTTATTAAGCAATTTAAAGAAAATAAACGAGTTTTTAGGGGGCGATGAGTGTTTTGTAAAACCACAAACGGGACATTTCAGGAAAAAATCATTGTAAAGTCTCAACGTTCCCCAATGACATTCGGGACAAACTTCTATTTTAATTCCTTTTTCTTGCTGATTTATGGACTCACACATGGTTTATTATAACACCGGAGCGTTTTAAATGGCACGTGATACAATTCATACATTCACTTCGTCAGATGCCAAGGGTGAAAATGCAAAACCAAACACGGGCTCGGATATATCTGGAGGCAAACGTGCTCTCGATGTCGCGATTCAAAACGCTATAACGGGTGCGGTTTCTCCGAGCGGACTGAGTATCGCGTTTTTAATCTCCGTTGCAACGGTTACAACAACTGCGACAAAGCTTTTAGCTAGCCCCCTCGCCGATCGAAATGCCCTCGCGATACGCAATTTAGACCCGGTTAAAAGCATTTTTCTCGGCCCCGATGCGACTGTAACATCTGACGACACATCAACGGGCGGATGGGAAATCGGACCCAATGAAACGCTTCAGCTCGATATCACCGACGCAATTGATACATTTCTCATAACCGCAGCGGGTACGGTTACGGTGAAGTTTTTCGAGGTTTCCTAGGTGGCAAATTTAAATGCAACATTTCGTGGAACCGCAGATTTAAACCCAAGTAAAGAACCGACAATCTTTAATGTCACAACGGTTGCGGATACGGAGAATTCCCAATTATTACCCGATGGAACTAAGCAATTACTAATCCGCGCCCGAGGAAGCTCCCGAACCCAATTCTCATTCACTGCTTTGACAACAGCGACAAATTTTATTACGATACCTAAAGGAGCAAATTATTCAGCAGAGTTATTAGGTCTTGACACAAAGACTGTATTTTTTCAAACAGACAAGGCCGATATTATTGAAATTTTAGTTTGGGTTTAACTAGGGGGAATCGAAAATGGGATTAGCATTAGACAGAGTTTTATCAGAATACGAAGAGGATACAGGGCACACAACTGGAGATACTGGGCAATATGTCTTAGCAGTTGTTCAAGACACGCTCGCAAGTTCAGCGGGCGACGGCGACTATGCTAGTTTTAAAACCAATTTAAAAGGCGAATTGTATGCAATCGATACCGACGGTAATGCGTTACTGACAACGATCGATGCTGATACAAGTGCAATTGCCGTGAGCGTAGCGAGTATCGACTCTGATACAACGACTATTGCTAGTGACACGACTAGCATTGACGCGACTCTCACTGCTCTTTCTAAAGCCGAAGATAGTGTGCATGGTTCAGGCGACCAGGGAATCATGGCCCTTGCTGTTCGTGAAGACGGCGGGACCGCATTAGCTGCCGACGGAGATTACATTCCCCTCACCACAGATTCAACCGGAAGATTGAGGGTAAGTCCATCTGACACAGGACCCAATAACTCAATTGACGCACAGGCTGTTTCAGTTGGAACATCGGAAATTGCTCTTCCTACAACCCCCGAGCCCGGACGAGATACTATAATTATTCAGAATCTCGGCACTAGCGCTTCGGTATTCGTAGGACCCACGGGCGTTACAACCTCAAGCGGACTTGAGATTTCAAAACGCTCCAGTCTTGAATTACAACTCGGACCTGCTGTTGCGGTGTTCGGAATTAGTTCAATTGCATCTCAAGACGTAAGAGTATTTGAAACTGCATAAAATTAATGCTACTTAGATTGTGTGCATAAACGAGACGCACCAAGACTAAGAAAAACTATAGCATTGCTTATGAAAGCCGGTATATCCATTAGAGATATGCAGGATTTGCTTAAAAATATCGAATGGCTCGCGCAAACCGCAATTGATTTAGAAAAACCTGATATTTCTGTTGTACAACGAAAGGATTTAGATAATCCTAAAAAGGATTCTAAACGTAAGCGAAAGAAGTAATGCCATTAGATACAGAGTTAGGTGAAATAGAACTTAAGGGCAATACCGATGGAACCCTTATCGGTAACATTGGCGACCGGCTTAAAATCACGGGCGACGGTGGAAGTGCTGCGGATGCGCCCGGATGTCCTATAACGTCAAAGAAATTCAGGGTAGAATTCGACGATACGGACGTAGCGATTACATCAACATTTGCAACTGTTTTTACTTATTCAGGCTCGGGTAAATTATTTTCGGCCAGTATAAAATTCAACGGCGAAGACATTAACCTGAGATTAAAAATAGACGGGGAAATTATTTTCAACCTAAATGCAAAAGACGTTAAAGACCATCAATCGAACAATAGATCACAGGCCGTTAATATTTTTAATCAAAACACAGGATTATGGAGTATTGATTTTTTCTGCCCAATAGTCTTTGCTGCAACTGTTTTATTTGAAGCGCAAACATCTAGCGGGGGAGATAAAACTATGGAGCGAACATTGATCGCATTAACGAAGGAAACTTAAATGTCTGTTTTAAGAACACGTCTCATGCTTCATAAAGATATAACTTCGGGTACGAAAGATGAGACGCAGACTTATACGCCTACAAGTACTTTTACATTAACCAAGGGCCAAGTCTTCGGCGCATACGATTTAAACTGCGTCGTCAAAGTCGATTTCGACGGCGAAACCATTTTCCATGGAAAAGGCGGTGAAACGCTTCAGACCCCCATTGAGAGAACTGGCGACGGGGTTAAAGTTGTAAAATTAATTCTAGACTGTGTTGATCTTCCAACGGGCACTGCTTTCATCGGCGGAGATGTTTCGTTTGAGGAGGAAACCTAAATGACAACTGCTGCAAGTTCAGTCAGTGAAAGATCTGTTGGCAAAATAGGAGCTAAAAGAGCCTCAGTTCCCCAGTCACCGAGTTCAGTAAGTTTAACAGTCCCAGTGGGTATAAATGCTTTTGTTTGTCGAAACGACGGGGCTAATGATATCAAAGTTAATTTCGATACCGACACGGGCTCTAATTTTTGGACACTAAAACCAGGCGAGTCTATTCCTACAGCAATTATTATCAAAGACTCTGTTACAATTAATGCAACAGCGGTGGGCGGAACTAGCACTATAGAAGCCATATTTTGGGGATAATATGCCCGATTCAGCAATTATAACGGACAGACAACGCTTGGTTGCACACTATCTCGCGGAGGGAATGTCGAACAAAGATATTGCCCAACGTTTGAGCCTTAGCACGGGTCAAGTGAGTAAAATCAAAAACACCGACATCGTAAAAGCCGAAGTTCATGATTTACAGAAAAATGCGTTTAAAAAAGAGGAGCTCGTCGAGGGAAAGCTTCAAAGCTTATTGCCCATTGCGATAGAAAAGATTGAACTATTTTTATTAGACCCAACGGTTAAAGACACCATTCGTCAAGATATCGCATTCAAGCTCTTAGACCGCGTTTTAGGAAAACCGAAACAGCAAATTGAGACAAATAACACAACGTTTAAAGAGCTCATTGAATTCGCTAAGCTCGTGAACTCACGCAAAGGCTCTGAACTTCCTGAAATGAAAGACGTTGAAGCACTTGTCGAAGACCTTCCCGAAGACATCGAAGACATTACAATCGACCATCCGGGCGTTAATGATATGATAAAAGAACTTTATTCGGAGGACGAAGAAGATGAAAAATGATAAAAAACCAGACCCCCGTGTTAATCCTTATATAAAGCCAATGAAAAAACACAATTGGGACTCGCTCATGAAAACCGCGAAATCGCAAAAGAGCTCAAATAAACAAAAAGCCCGAAACGCCGGAGAATTAAATCGGGGCGTTATGAAACCCCAAAAACCACCAACGGGCTCAAGGCGCAAAGCTCCCCCGGATTTAAAGAAACTTCGTAAAAACGCCAAAGACGATATGGATAAAATAGAATGAAATGGCAAGAACGCGATATGGCCAAAGTAGAACGTTTAATCACAAAATGGCGAAATCATTTTTTTATCAATCAGTGGGATTTAACGATTGGATATGAGCGGAAAAACAAAAACGACACTTTAATACTCGAAGTAACCCCCGATTCGGTTTATCGAAAAGCATATATAAGCGTTTACCCGAATTATCTAGAGGTTAAAAATAAAGAAAAGCCTATCATACACGAGCTTATTCATTGCGTGCTTTCTCCGATGAATGAGATTAGCGGCGATTTACTCGACGGTAAGCTCGTGACAAATCTTGAAAGATCGAATATGTTTGAACTTGTAACTGAGCATGTTACGACAATTATTCATGCTTTAGATACAAGAAAGGAACATAAAATGCCAAGTCATACAGCAACTAAACGAGCGAAGTTAACAACTAAGTTCAAAAAAGCTAAGAAGAAAAAAGCCACAAGAAAAAAGAAATCTAAAAAGTAATCATGAACAAAGAGGCATTATTTAAACGTTTTACACAGATTCAAGCTGACCCGTGGGAGTTTCTGAAATGTGTCAGAACCCTCGACCAGGTTGATCGTAAAAACCCAATAAAGCCTTTTCCAGTTCATTTTGAATATTTAGAGCTCTATGTAAGAGTATGGGAACGCGAGCGCTTGCTGGCGGTTCCAAAATCGAGACGAATGCGGATGTCGTGGACTAACGTAGCTCTTTATCTTTGGGATGCTATGTTTAACGTGGGACGTAATCACGCATTCGTCTCTAAAAAAGAAGACGATTCGGATGAGTTAGTAAAACGGGCGGATTTTATTTATGAAAACCTTGATCCAATTAAACTTCCCCGTGAATTATTACCGGCGAAGATTTGCAAATATTGCGAACTATCCTTTAGAGACATTAATTCGCGTATCGGCGGTTACCCCTCGGGCTCGGATCAATTACGACAACACACATTTTCGGGCATTCTGGGTGACGAGGTTGCCTTTTGGCCCAACGCGGCTGAAATGTATGCGAGCTCATTTCCTACAATTGAGGGCGGAGGGCGAATGACTCTCGTGAGTTCTGCGGCGCCCGGATTTTTTAAAAACTTAGTTTTCGATCGGTTCGGCAATGTCATTAAATGACGATGAAATATTTAAAACCCTAGCGCCCAAACACGCTTCTTCGCCCATGACGGGCATTAAAAAATGGGATAATCCTGAAAATAAATTCTGTGTTTTCGAAATACACTACACAGCCGATCCGGAAAAGCGCTCGAGCGATTGGAAAAACAAACTAAAACCCTCGATGCCCATTGCGAAGTGGAATCAGGAATATGAAATTCTCTGGGACTCGTTTTCAGGTATGCCCGTGTATAGTGACTTTGTCGAATCAGTTCACACAACGCGCAAGGGTCTCAGTCCTCAAATCGGACTCCCTCTGCTCCGGGGATGGGACTTCGGCCTCACGCCCGCGTGTGTAATTGCACAATTACAAGGCGACACGCTTTGTATACTCAATGAATTCGTTGAATTAAACATGGGCGCGGATAAGTTTTCAGACAAAGTCTTAACGAAGTGTCGGCTGTTATACCCACAATGGGCACAGGGTGGTAAGGATTGGCTCGACTACGTTGACCCCGCTGGCGCGGCTCGGGATCAATCTAACGAGGGCACATGTGTGAAAATTCTCGACGGAAAGGGTCTGACGTGTATTCCGGGCGCGATTTCATTCGAAGAACGTCGCAATGCGGTAAATTATTATCTCGTCCACCGCTCATCAGCGGGCGCGTGCTTTATGCTTGACGCACTGAATTGCCCAACGCTCTTACGTGGGTTTCTCGGAGGTTATCGATATCCTGAGGGTTCTATTGATCGTGAAGCACGCTCTGTAAAGCCCATTAAAGACGAGCATTCTCATCCCCACGATGCTTTGCAATATTTATGCACAGGCATTATCATGAAAAAAAGGCAGAAATTCACAAGAATTCCCCGATTGGCGTATTCGTGGTCGAACCTACGGGAAATGAGATTCAGGAGATAAAACTATGCCCTCAGCTAAAGACGAAATAGAAATAGTTCAAACCATTAAAAGCTATATGCACGAGGCCGGACAGGCTCGGCAATTGCGTATGACCCAAAACGATAAGAATTTTGATTTCTATCATTTAAGACAGAGTTATAGTCACAAGCGCCGGGGGCAGAGCCAGGAATTCCTGCCGAAACAATCTATGGCCGTGGAACAGATAACCGCGTTTTTGCATCAGGGCCTCGTCGATTTGGGCGAATGGTTTAGTGCCGAGGCGCGGTTTGGAAACAAGAACCCGTTGTTATCGAATAACGAAGTTGAGAGACTTTTGTTGCGTCAATTATCTAACGCTGGTTTTTATAACTATGTTCAAGACGCGCTTAAGTCTGGCCTCCTGGGCTCGCTTATGATTGCGAAAATTGACGGCGTTCGGGTTCAAAAGCCCAAGTTTTTCACCCGCCGAGTGCTCGCGGATAAACATTCTGACAAACGCAAAACGCAATTGATGAAAAAGAAAGAGTCCGCATGGCAACTTCGACTCGGACTCGTTCGTCAACGAGATATGTTTCTAGATCCGACGGGCGAAGGGTTGTATAAAATCCAACGTATTGAAATGGACATGTGGAAGTTAATTAAAATGGCCGAAGAAAACCCGACTATTTACGATGTCAAAGAAGTTGAAAACATGCGCGCAAGCATAATGGAAGCTTCGCTAGAACGCACTCGAGCAGCGAGTGAAAAAAACCAACTTGTAACGGATTCTAATTTCAGACACCGGATTGTGATTAATGAGTGCTGGGGTACGATCTTAAACAGCGAGGGAAAAGTTCTTTATGAAAACGTTGTCTGTGCAATTGCGAATGATAGGTTTTTAATTCGTAAACCCGAACCGTATCCAACGTGGATGAATTCGGACCCATACGTTATTGCCCCGATTATTCGGGTTCCAAATAGCGTTTATCACCGAGCGCTTATGGACGCGCCCACCGAAATAAACCAAGCGTTAAATGAGATTTATAACCTGAACCTTGACGCGGGAATTCAATCGGTTTTCGGAATCAAACAACTGCGTCAAGATTTACTCGAAGATCCCGCCCAGGTGAGTGACGGTATAGCGCCGGGTGATACGCTTCTTGTTACCCCCGCTGTTCAACCGGGTCAGAAAGTACTCGAGCGCGTCGATACGGGCTCACTATCGTCTGAAGGTATTAATATTTTCAATCTCACCCAAGCTGAGTTTAACCAGAGTGCACTGACTAACGACCTGCGTTTGGGTGTTTTACCGTCGCGGGCAGTCAAGGCCACAGAGGTTGTTGAATCAAGTCAAACGTTGACGAGTATTTTTAATGGGATCGCAAAGAGCATAGAAGAAGACTTCATTAAGCCCATTCTTGAGAAGTCTTGGAACATGATAATGATGGAATCCGACGACCTCGATTCCGACGAGGTTGTTGCGATTCTAGGTAAAACCAAGGCTGAGCAATTCTCGAAAATGCCCAAAGAAGAGCGCTTTGCAAAAACCACCAACGGGAATCAGTTCAAGGTCTTCGGTATCACCGAGACGCTCAATAAAATGAAGGACTTTAGAAAACTTACCGCGATGCTTCAGACAATCTCTAGCTCTGATGTTTTGACGCAAGAGTTCTCACGCGAGTTCAGTTTCTCTAAGTTCTTAAAAGAAATCGTCCGGGCGCTCGACATCGACACTGATCGAATAAAGCTTGACGATATCGAAAAACAAATGAATGATATCCCAATGCAAACCAGCGCGAATGAGCAAAGCCAGATTCCTCAAGCGGGCGGAGAAAATATGCTCACTGAAGAACCTTCAACGGAGTTGACGGGCACATAATGGACGAAAATAAAAAACTCGAGTTAATGGAACGGAATATTTCTAAAGCCCAACGCGGTGGAATGGCTTTAACCGTTATACAGCACATTAATTCTATTTTAGAATCTGAAAAAGCCATGTGTATAACCCAATTGATTTCAAAATTTGACGGTGGTAAGTTGGATTTTATGAGTTCGGTTGCAAAACTAGCTGCATTAGAGGGTTTGAAACAAACATTAAAACGACAAGTCATACAGGGCGGAAATGCCCGAAAGGATATTGATTATGGCCGAGAATAAAGAAGAAGTTGTTACAAAACAACCTGACGAAGTTAGTCCGCTTGAGAATCAAATTAGTGCGGACCCGGCGCTAAAAAGCGGCCCCGAGGGAATGGACATTGTTCTTGAGCCCCCGAAGAAAACTGAAAACACTCACATTTTTAAGGGCCTTAAGACGTTTGATAAACCCGAAGAATTAGCAAAATACACCGAAGACCTTGAAAAGAAACTTCTCGATTCAGAAGACAAGCGTTTGGGCTTACTTGAAAAACTCACATCTGGCGAAGCAGTGAAACCACAGAGTGATTTAAAAACTGATCCCGCCCAGAATAAGAATCTTTCGAATTCCGAAGGAATTCCGCAAAACATTCAAGACCTCATGTATACCGATCCGAGCGAATATCATCGGCAATTAGACGCATGGCACAATCAAAAAACTGAACAATTACTAGACCAAAGGGAACAACGCACCAATGCTTCTAACGCATTCTGGTCAAAGTTCTATCAACAGAATCAAAACCTTGATAACTATCGGGATCTCGTCGACATGATCAAAGATCAGCATTTCGCAAGCCTGGAAAAACTCTCATACGAGGACGCAAGTAAGAAAATATCCGAGCTCGCCAATGGCATTGTTCAGAGAACGACTAGTAATGAAACCGAAGTTGTGTCAAAATCATTATCAACAGCAGGAACTAGCGGTGAAAGCGCGCCTCGCGTAGAGGCTCCGAAAGAGCCCGAAGTTATTTCATTAGTTGATCAACTTCGGAGTTTACGGAAAAAGCGCGCATAAACTTTTCAGGGGGAGAAGAAAAATATGGGAGCTCAATTTACATGGACATTTGATGCGCCAACTGGGGTATATAAACAGCACGCTCTCTCAACAAAGTTGAGAAACGCTGCCATTGCAGAAACAAAGTTTATGCAATTCGTAACTCCAGAGCCCGGCTACGGTCGGAAGCGTGGAGAAAACGTTACAATTACTCGAATTTCAAATTTAACCGAGCCAACAAACGGCCGGCTTACTGAGGGTGTGCGAATGCCTGAAGACGAGCTGACGCTTTCAACGACTTCAATCACAGTCGCTGAATGGGGCCGTTCAGTTCCGTTTACTTCGTTTTCAGAAGACTTAAGCGAATACAATACTGAGAATATTGTTCAAATGAAGCTTCGGGATCAAATGAAGTTGGTTATGGACGCCGCGGCAGCTGCGGAGTTCACGAGCTCAAATGCGAAGATTAAGTATATTCCAACAGGCGTTGCAGCGGGAACGTTTGACACAGACGGAACAGCTTCGACGCAGGCCGAAAATAACTTGAATGTTTTTCATGTGGAAGAAATTCGGGATCAATTATTTACAACTCTTAACACGCCGCCTTTTTCGGGTGACGACTATATCGGCTTGGTTTCGACCAAAGCCAAACGAGGCGTCATGACTGACCCGGCTTGGGAGCAATGGCACCGTTACACCGATCCGAGTAATAAGTTTAATTCGGAAATCGGTCGGTTGGAAAATATCCGGTTTATCGAGATCAATAACACTAACGCACTTAGCAACGCATTAGGGTTAAATTCGGTTTTAGGTGAAGGTGTATTTTTCGGGGCTGACGCAGTTAGTATGGCAGTCGCGTTAGATCCGGAACTTCGAGCAGAGCTGGCCCAGGATTTCGGACGAAAACGTTCGGTTGCCTGGTACGGAATTCTCGAATTCGGGGTTGTTTGGGATACAGCAAATGCGGGCGAAGCTAGAATCGTCCATCTAACAAGTTCATAAAGGAGACGAAAAATGGCTTATACTGAAGAAGTAGGACCATATCTGGTACCGAATATTCCGCTGGCAACAACAGACGCTGGGGTTTTACAGACTATGGACATCGGAGCAAGTTCTGCCGACCACGGAGAAATGCTTTGTGTCAGAGCTTGTACGATTCAGAAACTGAAATTCACCCTTACGGGCGAGGCCGCTGGCGGATCATCCACAGCGCCAACGGTGGTATTTACTAAAAGACCAACGCCATTGAGTTCTACGGGCGAAAGCGCTGTAGGCACTTTGACGATTCCCGATGGAACAGCAGTTGGAAAGACTGTTTTCAAGAATGTCACTCCGGTGAATCTTGACGTTGGAGATAGTTTGGAAATCGCACACACAATTGGAGCGGGCTCACCTACGGGTCAGGGCCATTGGTCAGTTGATGTGTGTCCGACTCCGGATACAGCCGCGAATGAGCCTGATATGTTGGAAAGTTCATAAGTTTTTTTAGGGGGAACATTATGCCAGATTTAGTTGCAAGCGATGTAACATACACGCTAGTAAAACAAGATGTCGCCGGTGGACGCGGACAGCGTAAAAATACTGTCGATGTTACTTTTGGTGACGGCGCGTTAACATATCCTTCGGGCGGTGTGCCATTGACGAAGGGAAATTTAGGTATGCCTAACACGGTTGAAACGTTTTATTTTACTGAACCCGATGCAGACGATGGATTTCTTTATAAATACGATGCGTCAGCCGAGACGGTTCGTATTTACCAAGGCGATAATAACAACGCGTCAGACGCTCCATTAATCGAGCTCGTTGCCGCAAGTGCTACACCTGCTGACACAACTTTGCGGGTTACTGTTGAAGGATATTGAATTGTGGTCTAGGGTTTAGACAACATAAAGGAGTTTAAACATGGCAAGACCAACGTTTGATTATAAAGTTCATGTCCGGGATGCAAAAACAGGTAAAGTAGTTAAAACCAATTCATACCGAAAATACGTTAGTGACAAGGGGACGGTTTTAGAACGACCTCCAGGGAGTGGTTATTTCTATTTTCCCAGCGGAGTCGCGTGTACGGACCCTAATTTTTACCCTAAAGCTTATCAGGAGAAAATAAGAGCGGAAAAAGAGGCCCAAGAAAAATTCGCAGCTACGGAAAAAGCTCAGGCCAAGGTTGAGGTTGATGCCAGATTGAAAAAGCTAGACGCTGATAAAGAAGCTGCAAAGCGTTTAAAACATTTAAACCAAACCGAACTAAAGAAACCGAGTTTAACTAGTGCCAAGACTCTTACGTAATTATCATATAATCGAAGTAACACCGACGATTCAGGCCGCAGCGTATGCGGCTAATGATCAATTAGGTGAGTTAATGACGCTTTCAGGCGGCGTTAGGTTTTCTGAAGCCTCATCGGGAAGTCTTTTAAAGAACCTAACGATTCTCGATAAAGCCTCACAAAGCTCAACGCTTGATGTTTATTTATTCGATGCGAGCCCGACGGTTGCGAGTGCTGACAACGCGGCGTTAGATATTTCAGATGCTGAAATGGCCGATAAATGTATTGGTGTCATTAAAGTCGCCTCGGGTGATTATACGGTTTTAGCAAACTCAACACTTGCGACGGTTTCAGTTTCAGACACGCTTTTAAAAGCCATTGACGGTGCGACAGCAATTTTTGCAATTATGGCCTCACGTGGGACGCCCACTTATGGTTCAACGTCAGATTTGGTTTTAAGATTCGGTATTGAGCAAGCATAGTTTTTGAAAACCATTATATGAGGCATTATGGCAAACTTTATCACTACGGACGATCTAAAAAAAGGCGCGCTTGACCAGGCGGGGGAGCTGACTGATCGCACTAGTGATTTTGACACCGTAACTCTCGAACAAATAAATCAGCTTTATAGATCAATCCTTTCGGGCTCGAATGAATTCAAAGTCGACTTGGGTGAAGCGTGGGAATGGGCGAAAGCCGAAAGCCCCAGCGTCTTAGAGCTCATTGCACCCGTTGAAACTGGCACTGTTGCACTGACGCGGGGTTCGACTTCGGGCACATTTAGCTCAGCGCCCGCTGCGAGTCAGAAAAACAACTGGCTCAAACCCGACGGTCGGCCTGAGTTTTTCCGTATCGCTACACATACCGCTGGTGGGACAGCGTTCACGCTTGACGCGGATTATACCGACGACACGGGTGCCGCGCTTAATTTTAAATCCCTGAAATTAGATTACGATTTAAGAACAAACATCATGCGCTTAATTGAGCCTATGACGGTTTATCGGTCTCAACCACTCGGAACCGATCTCGATGCGCGAATCTGGTCCGTTGATAAAAAACAATTCACGAGTGATTTCCCATTCACACTGATTGAACAAAACACACCCACACGGTTTACTATAATTCGCGAAGTTGATGGGCTTAAGACAATCCGTTTTAATACATTTGTTGAAAATACAACCCGCGTTGAGTATGACTACATTCCTATTCCAAATGAACTTATATCAAAAACATTTGTTGACGGCGACGTGAACACAGGTTCGGAGGTGATCAATATAACGGCCCATGGTTTAACAAATGATCAGCCCGTGCAGTTTACAACTACGGGGGCAATTCCAGCGGGCCTGACGGTGAATACGGACTTTTTCGTAATCGAAGCAAGTGCGAATGGTTTTAAAGTCAGCGCGACTAAGGGCGGGAGCGCAGTTGATATTACA